GTTGAGAAACCCGCAACTATCTACTCATTCATTGACAGCAATCGAAGATCTCAATCGCTGTTGAAGAAGGTGCTTTCGGAATTGTGGGACACGAAGACTGGGCCCGAAGCACGAAGCTGGATGGATGACACGCTCTATGACGCACTGCAATGGCACGCTTGGTGCCACTTCAACCGGATCGACCGTAAAGCAGAAGTCATTGGGCTGTTACAGGGTTGGGATTGTTGGGAACAGTTTAAACCGGCCGTGATGTCACTCCTTTCTGCTGACTCGTCAGACGAGGCAATGGCCAATGCGCATAACAAGCGCATGCACATCAGCAACGGCAACATTCTCGCACAGACCCAGTCTGATGTAGACGCTGCGCCAGCTTGGCGTAGCATGTTGGCCAAGCCAACTACCCTCCTACCCCGCGCGTCGGGTGTGCAGCTCGCGTCCACTTTGAGAATGACTCACACCACAGACAATCTTACGCATGGTGGGCTCATTGAGACAGCAGGGTTCGTTGCCGACTATGTCGACGATACGAACACGATTCAGCGCTCGGGATACATCTCTTTACCCAACACATATCTGTACCCTCGCGAAGCTCGTGATGCAAATGAAGTGCTTGAGGACCACGAGTTGGTAGTCAGTGCTTCTCCATTGCCATACATCACCACTGTGGCGTCGGAAGACTTTGACCACGTGTTGGAAAACACCGAAATGGCAAATGAACTAGAACGAGTCATCACGCGCCAAAGTGCTTCTAGCTGGCGAAGAGACGTTGTCAACCTCACTGGCTATTCAATGTTTGACTTGTTCCAGCTATCGCTAATTAAGGATGTTCCTGGCTTAACGATGGAATCATGCGCGCTGAAGCTGGAGCTGCTTCACTCGTTACTTGCACACGCAGACGACTCCGTCCCTCACACTTGCTACACACGTTTTGACACTGCAACACGCGCAATCGCTCCGGTTCAAGCACTTTCGTACAACAATTCTCCCGTACCAACAGAAAGGTGCGGTGGAGCGGAGAACCCAATTTTTCCTTTCTCTGGTGGTGCCGGCACTTTAACGTTTCATCTGTCCGGACAGACCGTACCAGTCTCCGCACGTACGAGGGCATTATACTTCCCTCAAGAACTGTTATCGAC